TAAAGGTTCTAAAAAAGGGATTAAAAACTCTTTTGCTGGCCGTCATCTTCACGACACCGAGCACCACAACAGAATGCAACACAATGTCGAAGAAGGTTATGGCTTCACATCAGGCGACGGAGCAACTGTATAAAAAATGCCAGGCGTAGAACTTAAGGACGAAATGCGGGGCCAGGGAGATGATCTTAAGTCTTCTCCTATGGCTGCTTTTAAAGCACCTGACTCGACACAGGGGCTGGCTCCGTCTATTCAAATAGAACTTGACGAATCGATGCAGGAAACTTTAGTCGATATTGTCCTGGACGATTTTGACAAAGCCAAGGCCGACCGCCAGAAGCGCGACTATGGAATCACCTCCAAGGGCGAAAAGTTAAACTTCGACGAATGGTTTAAGCGCCTAAAGGACATGTACAACGGCGACAGGATTCCTAAGACTATTCCTTGGAAGTTCTGCTCTAACCGTTCTCTTCGCATAGCCACTTCTGTACTTGACCTATTACATGCCCGTCTTTTCCCTGCCGTGTGGAACGAAGATCTAACCCGGTGGCGGCCCGGCATGTATGTGTGTGTACCTAAAGCAGAACGGATCTCGAAGTTCATGGATTGGTGGATCAGGGTTCATAACCCGATGAGACCTTTTTATGAT